CCATACCTTTTACACCAAGCTCGCTAGTTACTGATGTAGTGCTTGTGCGTGCTCGAGCCCGGCAAGGCCATAACCAGATAGTCCGGTTCACCCTCCCTGTCGTAATCCCACGTCTTCGGGGCGTACTCACGGTTGAACGGGCTTCGGGCTACCGTCACAAAACCTTGCTTTGCGTAGGTCTCGCGTAGCTTGCCGTCGAAGCACTCCAGCCACGTGCCTCCCAAAGCTTTTGTAGCGTCCAACAGGAACGGGGCCACCTGCACATTAGCCGGTAGATTAGTCTTGAACACCCCTCCAATGTAGCCGGTAGAAGTGTTCACCCAAGCAGCACCCAACCGCAGGTTGTCTATCGGGTTGGGGCCAAACAGTGCAGGCCACGTCTCCCACTTGAACTTGCCCACCAGCGCGATGTACTTGATGTTGTCGTCTTCGACTGGTGGGTCGTCCACCCTGTCACGTAGGTTCGGATTGATGGTGCGGAACTCATTCAGCATGGCCATATACTGGCCACGGGTAACGATGCAGATGGTTACATCAAAATCAGACATGGTGTCCCTCCTAGTGTTAGCAAGTTGTCGGTCAGTAGACCACTCCCCCGCCACCATCTTACATCGGTGGCGAAGTGATCACCTACTGCTCTAGCGTTAGTCTTCCCACTCCATGTAGTAGGTTGTAGCTGCTTCCTTAGCTTCCTCCATCAGCTGCTTCATATCCGCGGCCAACGGTTGGGGCAGATCCAGCAGCTCCCAGAAACTATCTTCGATCCAAACGTCTATAGCTGAAGACTCCCAACCAAATCGGGAGGAGTTAAGGGGCCAGTACAGTTCGTCCCTCAACTCGGCTTTAGAGTCGGCTTCCTTGATGGAAGCTAGCCGACCTTGGTAAACAGCTTTTTGGGTTTCGTCCATTCCGTAGCGCATTTTCCTAGTCTTTCTGGTAGAAACTCACCACCCCGCGTCGACGGGGTGGTTGGTGGGCAATTGATGGGGGGGAGTTAGAATCGGGGGCTGTTCAGCCCAAACACAACTTCACTGGCGTGGATCAGCTGATCAACAATGAAGCTATCTTCACCGAAACCAAACAGATCCAAAGCAGGAACATAGCTGTGGTTGACGAAAAGCTCAACGATGAATGCGAACATGATGTGTAATCCTCCATAGTGTATCGCCCCCTAGGCGTGCTTCACGCCCTTTTGAGGGCTGTCAGCCTTTTCTAAAGGCTGTTGGGTATCAAGTATCAGGGTTGGCTGTTTCAAGCGCTTAGACGCGCTCACAACCGTGAATTCGTGGAATCCATGACCGACTACAGGTTCGGTCGATGGTGCATCACTGGATCGGGCACTCTGTGCAGACCCATCAGCGACTAGGGACTAAGGATACCACCCCTTAGCTAGGCTACTAACGTAACCCTAACCACTAGGAAAATCAGGGCTACGCCCCTAATCGCTGACTAAGCCTGCACTAGCCACACCCAAAAGGGTGTGACCACTTTAGCTTAATCAGGAAGTGCCAGACCATCGTACCCCCACCATCGTACCCCCAAACAGGGGGACTGTGCAGTGGCAGACTGTGCAGCCCTTACACCCGCATCAAGCTTTTATGTGCGGGTGCTTAGCACTTCCTTAGATTCTATTAGCAGCTGGTTTCCTACAAACTCACCATGGCCTGGGTATCCATGTCACGTTTCGGGACCTATCCGCTCTCGCTCCCCTCCAACGGAGGGGCCGTATCACACAACCTTTGCCAAACTTCCAACCCCGTAGGGCGTTCCGCTTAGCGGTCTGTACCTTGGGGCTTGCCTATCGGCTAGCCGCTGTCGGTACGCTTCCCATTGTAGCTGTTGGGATTCAGCTTGTCAACACCTTGCGGGTGTTGGTTTCGATGTTACCTTGGGAGGTAACGTCTTGTCAAGTCCTTGCCCTCCCCCTATCGGAGGTAGTGCTTCCTTGACCCCTCACTCTGTGAGGCTCTGCACCACTCTGTGGCGCTGTATCTCACTCTAGCAGGTTCTCTGTTGCGTGTCAACCCCGCGATTATGCAGTTCCATTTCGGCTAACTGATGGAGGCTGACCTAGCAAGCTCTCGCTGCTGGAGTGATTCCCACTGTACCAGGCTTCTGACTGTCTGTCAAACCCGCTGTTCTAGCTGGTCTGACTACCAGCTGGTACTGGAGTCTGTCTGCTTGACTTCCTCCCTTGCGGGTCTCTGTCTCGCTGACATGACTTAATCTACGCACCGACCAGCCCCCTGTCAACGACGGGGGTAACAAGCAGTACAAACCAGCTGGTCAGAGGTGAATCAGCTACCCCCGTCCGCCACGTTGCACCGAGGCGTCCGTGGTTGCTTGCCTCCCTACTACCCCGCTTAGCTAGCGTGCCCTGCACCCGCTAGTACAGGGCTTGCCACCTGCTGCTGCCCTCCCCTTGTGGGGAGTGCTTGCGGGCTGCTGCTGCTTGTCTCGCTTAGCCCCCGCGCTCTCTCGCTTTAGCACGCTTGCTGCGTGCAGCTAGCCTCCCCTCCGTCACTACCCCCGCACGGGTGTGCGCGGATTCTACACTACCCGGCTTGTAAGTACAACCCCCTTACCCCCGTTGCGTAGTCGCAACGCGGACCCCCGCTGTCCAGCGCACAGGCTTTGAGCAGCGTGTTTGCCCCCGCGTGTGAGCTTGCCCACGCCCCCACGGGGGTGTGCCCCCGCCCCCGCAAGGCATCGGGACGTAGTGCGCCTCCGCCCGGCTGTACGGGTTCCTAAGCGAACGATCAGCTGCGCGCCCCCGGATCGCTCACCATCGAAGGAGTGAGGGACAACACAATCTCTCTTTTACATTTCGCTAAACTAATTGATTCTATTCGGAGGTGAGTAAGAGCAATTGCGCGCCCCCAATTCGCTCAAAAGAGGCCGCCCTTTGAGGCGGCTATTTAGCTTTCAAAGGTGGGTCAGAGTGTAAATGCATTTGCTATCTAGAACTGTGGTTTGCTCTGTGCGGGCGCCTGGCCCGCGATCGCTGGGCCCCGCTCGCGTTCGGCGGCGGAGCCCCGAGATAGCTAACGGGGGTAGTCTTGAATTACCCCCGCTCACTCTCCTGACCTGCACTTATCTATGTGTGTCTGACGTCACACTAGCTAGATGACGCTCTTTTGGCGTTTGAGACATCTACAGTTAGGTTGAGAGCTTAAGGGGAAGGGGGTAAGGGGGTTGGGGTTAGCGCAGCGAGCTAAGCGTAGCGTATCTAAGCGTTCTGTAGTAACAAACGAAAGAACGCTTTAGCTTAGCTATTTAAGTTATCTAGCTTTAAGCTCAATAAAAGAGCTTAAAGCGCTAAGCTAAAGAAAGAAAAGCGCTATCTAGCGATAGCGCTAAAAGAAAGAAATACTTCGCTCACCTTCGGAAAACATGAATTGTTTCCAAAGGTGGTAAATACACCTCCTTCGGAGAACTAGCTACGAGGCCCCTTGCGGGGGCCTCTTAGCGCGAGCTTGAAAAGCTCGTATCTCACTCACCTTCGGATTGACCGAAGGGCAATGCAAGCCTTGCAGGCGCAAGGCGTTGCGTTGACGTGAGGGACCGGGTTTAACCGGATAGAACAACTACCCGGCGGCCTCAGCTCAAAACAGCCGTTTTAACGGCTTGAGACCCCCTTACCCTTACAACCACCCAGGGAAGCCTAGAAAGTCGCTCAGAGGGCCTTACAGGCCCGATTCTGGCGATTCTAGCCCCAACCAGACCACGCAGGAGACCGGAACATGGCTTGGACATCCCGCCGACGCGGCGAATTGCCCACGAATTGGAACTCGCTACGCCGCCTCGTGCTGGAGCGCGATCGCTGGATCTGCCAGATCCAGGGACCGGGCTGTAGCCGAACGGCCACCGACGTGGACCACATACGGCGCGGTAACAACCACGACCCCAGTAACCTGCAATCGCTATGTGCTGCGTGTCACAAAGCTAAGACGCAGCGCGAATCCGCCGAAGCCATTAGGCGACGGCGTGAGTTACGTCTACGACCAGCAGAAAAACACCCAGGAGACACCAGTGCCAGGACCAGTACCTAAGCGCAGTTCGGAGCGCATACGCCGGAACAAGGAGAACGACGTCGAAGTTATCTCCTTAGCGGGGCCCGTTAACCAGCCTAAGCTGGGAATTGAGGACCCTCACTACCTCGTGAAGCGTCTGTGGAATTCGGCCGCTGAGAGCGGCCAGGCTCAATACTACGAACCTTCGGACTGGGCAACTCTGGAGTTCGCTCTGCACTTCGCTGACCAGCTGCTGAAGTCCAAGCGCCCGTCTCCGGCTATGTTGCAGCAGGTTAACACCTTGTTCAGCAACGCCCTCCTGCAAGAGGGGGAGAGACGACGTGTCCGATTGGAAATCGAACGCAATAAGAGCGCTGCCGAGGTCGTAGACATCGCTGAAATTTTCCGACAACGACTAGAAGGGCGTCAGATTGGCTAACATCATCTGTGACTTCCAGACAGTGCTAGGCCGAGCGGTCGAAGGGACCGTCTCGGTGGCGGCTTCAGGAGCCACGCCAGCCTTCGGCACGACCCGTATCCTGGTACCCGAGGCTTCAGATCCTAAGCCGCTTGTTAACGGTAAGGCGGAGTTCACCGGAGTCACCCCCGGAGAGGCTACGATCCGCCTGTTTGCAGCGGGTCGGTACTTCACGTTCCGCGTGATGGTGCCCGCGGTTGAGACCGTGAACCTATCGGATCTGCTCGAGAACCCGTCAGCTCCTCCGAGCGAGCTTGATGGCGTGCGGGATGCTATCCGCCAGGTGAAGGAGCAAGCGACGGCAGCCGCTCAGGCTGTCTCAGGAGCTACTCAGGTTGTGACCGAGATCTCAAATGCGGGCGATGCAGCTCTCAGCAAGATCTCAGGTGCAGGCTCCGCAGCGGAGAGCACCATAGCGGCTGCTCGAGATACAGCCCTCAGCACCATTCAGGGCGCGTCTGACGGCCTTAAGGAGGAGTTGAAGGGTCAGCTTACCCAGACACTCGATCAGAAGCTCACAGAGGCTCTGAAGGCGATTCCGCAGGCTTCCCCGGAGGAGATCAAGAAAGCGGCTGAGAAGGCCGCGGAGGAGTGGCTGAGAGCTAATCCACCACAGGGTGGCGGCGCAGTAGACCAGAACGCCGTCACAACGGCTGTGAACGCGGCTGTCGAGGCTGCTGTTAAGAAGCTTCCGGCGCCTTCCGGTGTCGAAGGCGTGTTCGCTGTAAAGCCAGCAGCGGGGACCAATAAGATCGCGGCGGCTATCAATGCAGCCATCACCAACCCAGCAGCTAAGACGATTGAGATCCCGGCGGGCGAATACGAGCTGGAGACCACGGTCTTGATCGGTAAGGCGTCTGGTAAGACGATCCGCGGCCAGGGCGAATCAACGATCCTGAAGTGGGCACCTCCGCAAGACACGGCGCCAGCGGCGTTCCTCGTGGGTTCGGGCGACGGCACTAAGAATCTCCAGATTGAGGATCTGCTCGTTAAGATGGAGTGGACAGATGCTAAGAAGCCCCAGCACTGTTTCCAGATCACCAATGCCTCGAACGTGCACCTGAAGGGTGTGGCCGTCGAGCAGTGTGGCGGTTCAGCATTCATCATGCAAGGCTACAAAGCTGTGGGAGTGACTGTCACGGGCGTGACCAGCAGCTCGATTCGCCAGTGCCGCGTCGACGGCGCGGGTCTGAAGCAGACCGACAACAACCAGGCTTCTGGCTACGGTGTCCTGGTGAAGGACAACAGCTTCGGCGTGAGCGTTGAGAATAACTACCTCCGAAACATCACGTGCGGTATGGGAATTGCGGGTACAGGTAAGGACATCGGAAGCCCTACCTACCTGAAGATCTCGAACAACACCGTTGAGATGGCTGACTCCTCCGTTGGGTATGAGCCTATCGGTCTCACGATTGGCTGTCACAACGCTGTGATTACGAACAACTCGCTGCCGGTGTCGAAGGACAACGGGATCTCCGTTGGAGCTTACAGCCTGGTAGCAAACAACATGATCGGCAAGGCGTGGAACCACGGCGTTGCGTGCTCGGGCCCGGGCACTATCATTACGGGTAACCACATCCAGGACGTTGGCGGTGAGAACTTCACCCGTCTGAAGGCTAACCCGGCTGACTGGGCGGCTATTGCGATCTACAACCCGCAGTCTTGTGTGGTGAGCAACAACTACTACCGCAAGACGATTGACGAGTCCTACGCGGCGCACATGGTCAAGATCCACCTGGAGGAGGGCCACCAGCGATCCGATGTTGGGAACAACTCGATCACCGGGAACAAGGCTGCTCCGAACTCCCTTGATCCGACTAAGGAGTTCATCAAGAACCTGAACCTGAATCCGAATATGCCCGATTTCACTGATGCTGTGACGGTGGGGCCGAAGGAAGACTACTCTCCGCTACCTTTGGACACTACGTCGAGGTACTGGGTTCCGGTCACCTACTGGTGGGCGGACCAGGATTTCGCTTCGAACTCGAAGTGGAAGACGGTGTTTGACCACATCGATAAGGCTCCGTTCTTCATTATCAACCCCCGTTCGGGGGTGGGCGATAAGCAGGAGCGTGATTTCGTATCGCTCGTCAACAAGCTCCGCCCGTACCGTAAGCCTATGCTGGGTTACGTTCGGACGATCAAGGCAACTGTGAAAGTCGAGAGCGTGCTGGCTGACATCGACAAGTACGTCCAGTGGTACGGCGTGACGGGCGTCTTCCTGGATGAGATGGTGAATGGTTGGGGTACTTCTAAGAATCTCGTACCGTTTTACCAGCGCATTTACAAGACTGTGAAGGCTAAGTACGGAGATAAGTTCGTCGTTATGGGCAACCCGGGCACCAACACGACTGAGGATGTTTTGAACGCCACAGACATTTTGATGTCGTTCGAGGAGAAGGCTGAGAAGTATCTGAATGATACGGAGGCCCCGGTCACTCCTGATGTGTACCGAAAGTACCCGCCGACACGGTTTTATCACGCGATCCACAACGCCACCCAGGAGCAGATGCGGGCTATTCTGAAGAAGGCCAGCGAGTCTAACGTAGCGTCGATCTACGTGACTGACGATGTGTTCTCGGGCGGTGAGGAGAACGCTAACAACAACCCGTGGGATTCAGTTCCTGCCTCGTGGATGATCGACGAGGCTATCAAGTGGACGAATCGTGACCCATCGGCTGGCCAAGCTAAGGCGATTTTCCGCGGGCCTGCGACGGTCTCTACCGACAAAACTACCCCCCCTACTACCCCCGTTGAATTGACGGCTGTCCAAGGCGGCGGCGTCGAGCTTCAAGGTGGAAAACTCCAGCTAGGGATAGGTAGGTACCGTATTACTGCGACCCCTCAGTACACCCCGGAGACCACCCAAGGCATCGATAATTTCACCGTGACGAACATCACAGTGACCAAAGGTGACGCTCTTTTGGGTAATGAGACGTCTACAGTATATATGAAGGCTGTTTCACTAGACGTAGACACCACGATGTGGACTGCAAAGAGTGGGCAGCCCGAAGTTGCTATCCGCGTTGGCACCAACGCAACGAGCAAAGTCCAAACCCTTGTAACAGTAGAGGAGCTGTAATGGTAAACCCCAACCCCAACTGGCGGGGCGACCCGACGTTCCTGCCCGAAGTACTGAAGCAGTTTGGTGTTCGCGTCCAAGAATGGCCGGGCTGGCGTGATCGCGGCCACGGCGACTTCGGGCGCATCCAAGGCATTGTCGTGCACCACACAGGCACGAACACTGACATCCCCGGCTACATTGCTCAGCACCCAGAACTCGGGCTGTGTAGCCAGATTCACCTTAACCGAGACGGTACCGCTGTCATCACAGGCGTGGGTATCGCGTGGCACGCAGGCGCGGGTTGGTTCACCAACTGGCCTACCAACGCTGCCAACCAGGTTTCCATCGGCATCGAAGCAGCTAGTGACGGCACCTCTCCATGGCCACCAGCCATGCTAGATGCCTACTACCGCTGCTGCGCTGCGATTCTCTGGTTCCTCGGCAAGCGAGCTACCCCCGATACTCTCCTGGGTCACAAGGAGTATTCGGGTGCGGCCCAAGGGAAGTGGGACCCGGGCGGAATCGACATGAATGATTTCCGCGCACGTGTCAACAAGTACATTGACAACCCCCCGTTCGGGGGCAAGAAAGAGGATACCGAAGTGGATTTTGATCGGCTTGATCGCCGCTACCGCTCCCGCGTTCCCGGCTCGACGGTCGATATGACTCCGCTCGACGCCCTCTTGAACGCCGACTCTCACGCTTACCAGACTCTTCAGGTGGTTCTCGGGATCTCCCAGACTCTGAAGGCTCTGAATGAGCGCGTAGAAAAACTGGAGCAACAGAAAGGAGCCTAAATGGCTTTCCCCAAACTCCGTGAGGTTGACTTCCTCGCTGACTTCCTGAACTCTGAAATCGAGAAGCAGAGCTGGTTCCGCGCTAATGCGAATACCATCACCTCTGCTGTTGGTTTCATCGCCACCCTGCTTGCCTGGGTTGGTACTCAGCCGTTTGCTGCGGATGAGCGAGTACAGGCAGGTGTTCTGATTGTAGGCTTCCTGCTTACAGTCTTCGGGGTTAAGCACACCCGAAATGGTTGGTCTGCTTCTCAGATCAACAAGATCAATGAATACGGTGCGGCTGTCCGCTCCGAGATTCATGATGACCAGGTTGCTCCCTCCATTGGGAACCACGCTGGCCGCTACTAATAAGTAGATAACCCACTGCATCAGGCTAGAGGCTCCCCCGCCGAAGCGGGGTGCAGCCCGGGTAACACGTTTCGTACCTGAAAGGAGCCTGATAGTGGACTGGGTGAATCACCTACCGAATTTACCGCAACACCCGGGTATTCAGTGGCTCACCCTGGTACTTCTCTTCATCTTCGGCGGAACCGCCCTGTTTTCGGAGCGCACGTTAAAGGAGCGTTTTGGTGGGATTCCCGCTGCTTTCCAGTGGCTCTCCCGGACAAAGGAAAATAGCCGGAAGAAGAAAGAGGAGTACACAGAGAAGCGTATTCGATCTCTCGAGGAAGGGCAGATCGAACTGGAGAATCGTCTCCAGGAACAAATAACTGAACTACAAAAATCGGAGAGTGAACAGTTCGAGTACATCCGCTGGGTTACACGACTGATGCGAGGCATCGAGCTTTGGGCCGCGGCTAGGGGTCTCGAGCTTCCACCACCTCCGTTCCAAACATTCGTAGAGTGGCGAGAACAACGGGAGGCTGGTAGTGGCGGCACCACACTTTATCGGCCCGACGTGGGCCACTGACGAGAACGGTGATTGGGTTCTCCCAGAGCACACGCTCGGTTGGGGAATCTTGAACTGGCTTTATAAGTACGTCCTAACACCGGGCGGTCCGTTTGCGGGCCAGCCGTTCATGCCTACGATGGAGCAAGCCCGCTTCATCCTCTGGTGGTACGCCGTCGATTCTGACGGTCGGTTTGTGTACCGCTCTGGCACCCTCCGACGTATGAAGGGTTGGGGCAAGGACCCGCTGGTCGGCGCGCTGTCGCTAGCTGAGCTCCTTGGACCTGTGGAATTTTCCCATTTCGACTCGGAGGGCGCTGCGGTCGGTAAGCCGAAGTACGACCCCTGGGTTCAGATCGCCGCTGTCTCGAACGACCAAACCCGCAACACCTTCACGCTCTTCCCCTCGCTGATCTCCCCACACATGAAGGAGGAGTTCGGACTCGACGTCAACAAGACGATCGTCTACGACAACCGAGGGAAGATGATCGAGGGCGTGACGAGCTCCCCAATGGCTCTTGAAGGTAAGAGGCCAACGTTCGTTGTTCAGAACGAGACTCAGTGGTGGATCGACTCTAACCAAGGCAAAGAGATGGCAAACGTCATCGCAGGTAACGTTACAAAGTCCGCGTACGGTTCGTGTCGCAGCCTCAGCATTTGCAACGCTCACGTGCCAGGCCAGGATAGCGTAGGCGAGGCTGACTGGGACGCTTACCAGAAAGCTCTAGCTGGCGAGGCTGTGGATACCCGCCTGCTGTATGACGCTCTAGAGGCTCCCTCAGACACTCCTGTCGGTGAGATCCCGTCGGAGAAGGAAGATCCCGAGGGGTTCGCCGCGGGCATTGAGTCGCTACGTCAGGGCCTGTTGGTGGCCCGAGGAGATGCAGTCTGGCTCGACGTAGACTTGATTATCGACGACATTCTCGACATCCGTAACAAGGTGTCGGAGTCACGGCGTAAGTTCCTGAACCAGATCAACGCCGCTGAAGATGCATGGTTCTCTCCCGCTGAGTGGGATTCGGGCTATCGTGAGGGCTTGAAGCTCCAGCCTGGAGATAAGATTGCTCTTGGCTTGGACGGCTCGAAGTCGAATGACCACACAGCTATCTCGGCTTGTCGCATTAGCGACGGGGCTATCTTCCTCCTTCGGACATGGAACCCAGAGAAGCTGCCAGATGGCCTGGTTCCTCGCGAGGATGTCGACGCAGTTGTTCGCTCGCTGTTCGAGCGATACAAGGTTGTAGCCTTCCGCTCCGACGTCCACGAGATGGAATCATACATCGACGCCTGGAGCAGGGATTATAAGAGGAAGCTGAAGGTTTGGGCCAGCCCGAACAGCCCGATTGGCTTTGATATGCGCGGGTCGCAGAAACGCTTTGCTCTCGACTGTGAGCGGTTCGTCGATGCGATCCTGTCGGGTGAGGCTACTCACAACGGCGATCCTCTGCTTCGGTGGTACGTACTGAACGCTCACCGACACCCAACCCCCTGGGATGCTATCAGCATCCGCAAAGAGTCGAAGGACTCCAGCCGGAAGATTGACGGGGCCGTCACAGCGGTTTTGGCTTTCGGCGCTAGGCAGCAGTACCTGCTTGACCGAAAGACACGAAACGGCACCGGAGGAGGCGCTATCACATGGTAAACGCTCAGCCGGTCGAGATCACTCTCGACCAGGCGTTTAACGAGATGGACAAGTACCAGATGAACTTCCCGAGGCTCTGGTCTTACTACAATGCCCAGGCTCGCGACATGGCAATCGGCATCGCCACGCCGCCGCAGCTTCGTAAGCTGCTGGCACAGGTGGGTATCCCGCGTATCTACGTGAGTGCGATCGCTGAGCGGCTGATCCTCGAGGGGTTCCAGCGCGGAGATTCTACCACCTCTGGGGACGATGAGCTCTGGGCGTGGTACCGAGCTAACTCACTGGATTCCCAGATGGTGAACCAGGTAACAGATTCTCTCGTGTACGGCCGATCGTACATCACGATCTCAGCCCCCACTGAGGAAGATGAAGCTAACCCGCTGCGTGTTCCAGACATTCCAGTCATTAAAGTGGAGTCACCCCGTGGACTTTTCGCTAAGATCGACCCCCGAACGGGGGAGGTCTTGTGGGCCGTCCGCAAGGTGTTAGATGACAGCAACCAGGTAGCATCTGCTACCCTCTACTTCCCCGACCGCACCGAGTACTACCTCCGCGATCAGGGCCAGCTGAAGGTGGCTGACACCGTGCAGCACGGCCTCGGGGTTGTACCCGTTGTTCCAGTGGTTCGTCGCAGCAACAGCGCAGACTTGTACGGCACCTCGATCATCACCGAGGAGATACAGTCGGTCACCGACGCCGCTAGCCGCATCCTCATGAACATGCAGGCCACCTCTGAGCTTATGGCCACACCCCAGCGTGTGATCTTCGGCGCTTCGGCCAACGAGATTAAGGGCGATACAAAGTCACCGCTGGAGCTGTACATCAACAGCTACATCGCAATCGAAGACCCCCAGGGTAAGGTTTCCCAGCTGAACGCGGCGGAGCTTCGGAACTTCACCGAAGCTATCGACCAGCTTCTCCGCATGGCGGCCGTTTACACGGGCTTACCTCCGAGCTACCTATCCAGCTCCTCCGATAACCCGGCGTCTGCTGAGGCCATTCGAGCAGCGGAAACCCGCCTGGTTCGTACCTGCGAGTCCCTGACTGTACAGTTCGGGGACGCCTGGGAGCGAGCTATGCGCGTTGCCCTCCTGGTCATGGGCCGCCAGCTCTCGCTGGATGATTTCCGCATGGAGGCGTTGTGGCGCGACCCCTCGACACCGACGGTTGCTGCTATCGCTGACGCTACATCGAAGAAGTATGCGAACGGCGCGGGTTTCATTACTAAGGAGCAGGCGCGTATCGACGCGGGCTACTCACCTGAGCAGCGGCGCCGCATGGAGGCTGAAGACAAGACCGACCCCATCAACGCCTTGAACGCTATGTACGAGCAGCCGGTGAGCGATGAACCTAGCTGAGTTAGAGGCCGCACAAGCGGCCAACGTAGCGCCCGTGATTAGGTCGGTCACAACAACTTTCGCAGGTTATGCTTCTAGGCAGGTCACCCTCCCCATCTGGAGGCTGTTACTGCAAACGATCTTCCCGCAAGTTGCTTCGCGCTACACCTACGGGGCTAACCTTGCTCGCCGATTGTACGAGAAGGAGCGGGCCAAGGTCACCGATGCACCTATGCCGAACCGGCCACTTCCTCGACTCTCCTTCGAGAGGTTCGTTAAGGATATGGAGGAGGTTCGCCCCCTTATGATGAAGCCGAATACGACGGCTAACGAGGTGGCACGGGCTGCACTGCGTGTTGCTCGGACGGTTGAGAACGGCGGACGGCGGGAGATCCTGCGAGCTGTCAGCGATGTTGATGAAGCTCTCGATGACCAGATTATCTGGGAGGAAGATGACGAGTTCACCTCCTCCGAGATTTCGCTGGATGACCTCCACGATGAGGTTAACGCTAAGCGAGAAGCTAAAGGTAAGTCCCGCCTTGTGAGGGGCTGGGCGCGAGTGCCAACCGGTGCGGAAACGTGCGGCTGGTGCTGGATGCTAGCTTCTCGAGGACCTGTCTACAAGACTGCTAAGACCGCCGGTGCTCGATTTGAGTTCGACGCCGGGGGCGGCGAGCTTGTAGGCGAACAAATGAATGCGTGGCACGACGGTTGCGACTGCAAGATTGTGCCGGTTTTCACGACCAGGAGTTGGGAAGGCCGGGAACGCTGGCAGGCGGCTGAAGCCCTCTGGAACGACGTCACCAGGCGTCAGGGGTATCGAGGCCACGAGGCTAGAAAGGCTTTCCGCCGAGAGGTGGAAGCTGGCAGAATACAAGAACTTCTACAGGATGCCCAGGTGGCAGCCTAGAAAGGTGAATCACCATGAGTGAAGACACCTCGACCGCCGAGAACGTGAGCCAGGAGCTCCCGGACTGGGCCCGTGACCAGATCACGAAAGCTAACTCGGAGGCGGCTAAGTACCGCTCCGAGAAGAACGACCTTGCTACCGCTCTGAAGCAGGCCCAGGAGGAGGCTTCGGGGTACACGACAAAGGTTACCGAACTGGAAGAGAAACTGGCAGCCTCACAGGCTGAAGTACAGGCTCTCAGTCAGGGTGAGATGCGCCTCCGTGCAGCTCTCAACGTAGGCATTGGCAGCGACAAGCTGGACGATTTCGCCGCGTTGTTGAAGGGCGACACCGCCGAAGAGGTGGCAGCCCACGCGGAGAAGCTAAAGGCTCTGTTTGGATCTGACCCCGCTCCAGCTCGTGCTACCGACCCGTCGCAAGGTTCTGCCCCACTGCCCCTCAACGGAGATCCGCTGGTAGCCCTGCTGACCTCCGCTGTAAACTAACCTGAAGGAGATTCCATGCCCGCTAACATGGGTAACGTAACTAAGCGCTCAGAGTTTAGTACTTTTCTCACCCCCGAAGTTGCCCAGCCGATCTTCGACGAGATCGCGCGCGTTTCGTTCGTACAGCAGCTCGCCACTAAGGAAGCCCTCGGCCCTTCCGGCAAGGCTATCCCGGTCTGGTCCGGCACGGCTAAAGCCAGCTGGGTAGCTGAGACTGCTCAGAAGCCAATCACTAAGGGTGGCTTCCAGAAAGTCGTGATGGAGCCGAAGAAAATCGCCGCTATTTTCGTGGTCTCCTCTGAGGTTGCCCGCGAGAATCCGCTGAACTACGCTCAGACGATGCGTAACAAGGTGGCTGAGGCTTTCGCTAAGGCCTTCGATGATGCCGCTCTGTATGGCATCAACTCCCCGTTCGGGGCTCACATGAACCAGACAACTAAGTCTGTCAAGCTGGTTGACGGCACCCCAGCTAAACCGGATGCCTACAAGGCGTTCAATGAGGGTCTGAGCTTGCTGGTCAATGACGGCAAGAAATGGACGGGCGCTATTCTTGACGACAAGGTCGAGCCTGTGATGAATAGCTCTCTCGACGCTAACGGGCGTCCGCTGTTCACCGAGCCTACCTACGTCGAGACTAACTCCCTGACCACTAAGGGCCGCATCCTTGGACGCCCGGCCCTGCTCGGTAAAGGCATTGGTTCCGGCACGACCCGCGGCTTCATGGGTGACTTCAGTAAGATCATCTGGGGCCAGGTCGGCGGTATCACCTTCGACGTCTCCGACCAGGCTACCTTGGATCTGTCTGACGCTCAGGATGGTTCCGGCCTTGTGAGCCTGTGGCAGAACAACTTGGTGGCTGTCCGTGCTGAAGCGGAGTTCGGCCTGGTTGTGCGTGACCCGCAGGCTTTCGTGAAGGTCGTAGAGAAGTAATGGTTACGGTCGAGGATCTAGAAGCTAGGTGGGCCTCCTCAGAGGATCTCACCGACGTTGAGCGGAAGGTCGCCTCGGCCAGGCTACAGGACGCCCTTGACCTCCTCCGAACCCGGATTGAGGATCTAAACACCCGGGTCGTTGCCGACCCGGTGTACGCCCGCGTGGTTAAAGCCGTCTGCTGCGATGCAGTTATCCGCCTCCTCAGCAACCCGGAGGGGTTCAAGAGCGAGACCGACGGTAACTACATCTACGAGCGTTACGGCAGCCTCGCTGATGGGCGGCTGAAGATTCTAGACGAGGAGTGGGAGCGTTTAGGTGTGCGCCAGCGTGTGACTGTGGTTCACGCTGGCCCCAAACCCCCGTGGGAGGTCTAGTGAGCATCCTAGACAAAGGCAACTGCTGGGTAGATGTCTACCCCGAGGTTGCCACCCGCGACCGAGACGGCAATACGTTCACTCACCCATCAGACAAACCTAAGCGCTTGTGGGTGATGTGGCAAGCCCACGGTGAGAGCGGTACAGCAGCTCGGCGCCAAGAGCAGATGGCTGAAGGGTTCTTCTCGGAGAACGTCGCTCGTATGCGTGTTCGGCGCGAGGATGCAGGCGTGAAGATCGGCCCCCAAAGCTACCTGATGAAGGACGGCGAGCGCTGGGAGGTGTTCGGCTACCCTACAGAGTACCGAATGTCCCGGCGGACAGGTCATTTCGATTACACGATGCGGAGGAGTTAGATTGGCACACATCCAATGGTATGGCTCTGAGTCGGACACCTACCGCAAGATCGTCCGTAACAACCCCGGGATCGGCGCGTACAACTTCGCCCGAATGACGGCGGCTAAGGGTATCGCCGAGGCCAAGCTCGAGCCTCATCACCGCAACCACGACCGCACCCGTCAACCTAATGAGCCCCCATCGAGCATCTCGGTAACTAAGGGTTCTATCTCAGACGCCTTCCTGCACCTGGATGACCCGAAGGGTAAGGCACTCATCATCGAAGGTAAGCTCGGTATTATCCGAGGCGCTGTTGCTAGCTTGTAAGGAGGCTGCATGATTCCGAAACTCACACCCCGGGTTCAGGATATTGTTCTCCCTCTCCTTCGAGAAGGGCTCGGCCCGGGTGTACACGTCCGAACGTGGTCAGACAACGTCGAGCACCGCGAGTATCCAGAGGTTCGAGTTCGCCGCCTCGGCGGCTTGAACTCCCTCGGATCTATTCAGAACGGGCTGGAACACCCGGTGGTTGAGATCACGGCCACGACGCGGGAAGGCCTGGCCGCTACGGAGGATCTTGCGATCCGTTGCCGAAACATCTTAGTGAACTCCCGGAACGTCGTAGTTCCGGGGGTTGGGCACCTAGTTAGGGTGCGTGAAACCTTGGGGATGACGCAATTCCCATCTGAAATACAAGGAACCTGGCGCGTGCAACAGCTGCTGCGTACAGACTTCCGCTACCCCCGAAGGAGAGGTTAAATGGCTCTCGTTGATGAGAAAGTCTTTACCGCTAGCACGGGCTACGTTTTTAAGGCTCCTGTGGGCACCGCCGCCCCGAGCCGTGCAGCCCTGAAGAACTTCAACCCCGAGACCTTCGGCGCTTCCAGCGTCAAGGTTACAGTCACTGGTGCCCCGACGGGCGGCACCTTCACCCTTACCCACAAGGGTAACGCAACCGCGGCCCTTCAGTATAACGCCACCCCCGCTGAGATCCAGGCTGAGCTTTCCAAGCTGGCTTCGATCGGCGCGGGCAATGTTGTTGTTACCGGCGAGGCTGGTAAGAACTACGAGGTCGCCTTCATCGGCAAGCTTGCTAAAGCTAACGAGGAGCTGACAGCCACAGCCACGCTTACCGGTGGCACGACCCCTAATGTGGAGGTCAAGAAAGGCGCCGAGGCTAACGACTGGGAGCTTGCGGGCCACACTGCCCAAGAGGAGCTGCCCGAGTTCGGCTTCGACGGCGGCGACACCAAAGTTAAGGGCTCTTGGCAGAAGAAAAAGCTGAAGGAAGTCACCGAGGAAGACCCGGTGGACTACGTCATCATCCGCTTTGTCCAGTGGGATGTCGAGACACTGGAGGCTTACTTCGGTAAGAACAAGAGCACAACCGAGGGAATCTATGGTTCCGACGGCTCCCGAACCTCCATCGAGGTGGCTATTCTGATCGTTATGGTCGATGGCCCCTTCGTGATCGCGTTCACCGCCGCTAAGGCTACCCTCCGCCGCGAGGAAGCTATCAAGCTGGAGGCTGACGAGTTCGCCATCCTGCCGGTTCGCGCCACCTTCGTGAACCACCCGGGTCGTCTGCTCTTCGAGTGGATCACCCCGGAAGCCTAAGCAAACCCCCTAACCCCTGAACCGCGCCACCCGGCGCGGGCTGACTAGCCTGACGAGGAGACAAGATGGCTACCTACTCTCTTTCCGATATTCGTGATGCTGCTGCTAAACGCTACCAGGGTCTCGAGATCACCAATGGCGATGACAAGTTCATCTTCCAGAATCTGCTTCAACTTCCTGCTACGCAGCGACGTGAGGCTGACAAGATCCTGAACAGCGCTGATGACGCTGCTGACACCGACAGCCAGATTGAGCTGGTTAAGAACCTGCTGAAGGTTGTTGAGAAGAACGGCCGTGGCCAGGAGCTGCTGGATCTGCTGGAGGACAGCCCCGCGAACTTGATGGAGGTCTTCCACGCTTGGATGGAGGCTACTCAGCCGGGGGAAGCTTAGCCCTAGCGGACCTGCTCGACGAGCACGGCGACAAGATTTACCCCGAGGTTCTACGCTATTACGGCGTGGATCTTCGGGGGCTTTTTTTGTCTGAGTTGGACGCTAAGACAGCGTTGTGCCTGGTGTATGCTCTACCACCGGACAGCATGACCTACGCTGCACTCACCAACGATAAGGACACCGCGGGCTGGGGTATTACGGAGCATCTGCTGGCCGGGGTTATCGACGCTGTGCAGCAGAACACGTTCACGAATGTGCAGGTGCGTACTAAGAAGCGTTTGACACCACCTGAGACTATTGTTTCCCGTGCTCGGAAGTCTAGCCGCCGGGCAGGCAGCAACTTGTTTGCAGCAATGGCTAGGGCAAACTACCAAACAGAAGGGTAAGTTATGGCTGTAGAAGTCGGTCGCGTAACAATCCGCGTCCTGCCTAATACACGAGGGTTTAGGCAGCGCGTCGAGCGAGACCTCGCTAAGATGGGGAAGGTTAAGGTTCCCCTCCAAGCTGATACCGACGAGCTGAAGAAGGATGTCGAGCGGGAGCTCGGCGACGTTGACGGCAAGACTAAGGTCAAGCCCGAGGTTGATAAGAACCACCTTCGATCCAGCCTTAACAAAGCTACTAAGGGCGAGAAGGGTGAGGTGAAGGTCGATGCTGACGTCGATATTTCCCGAGCCCTCCGCCAGATGGACCGCTTGAAGCGCACCACGTGGGGGCGTAGGGGCGGCTTCCGAATTGAGATTCCTAAGTACGATTTCACCGGACTGAAGCAACTTACTGCGAAACTTCCGAAGCTATCGACTATTCAGGACCGGCTTCAGACGGGCCGTGAGACTCAGCGCACCCAGGCGGCTGAGGCTTACTCGAAGGCCCTTGCGGCTATGCGTAAGCAGATCCGCGAGACTAAGACTGATGCTGAGCTGCTGAAGCACGCGCTCAACTTCCAGCTGGAGAAGCAGGTAGGGGATCGCACAAGCCGGTGGCTGGCACAGCTTCGGTCCGGAGCCCGCCAGGCCCAGAGCGAGATATCTAAGCTAGGCTCTCGCGGGGCCGATAGGGTGTTCGGCAAGGCTGATTTCTCGGACCTTTGGGGTGATGCTAAGAAAACTGAGAGCCTTTATCAACGTGAGATCAACGCGCTGAAGAAGCTGCGGGATCTCGAGCGTTCCCGGGCTACCAGCAAGCAGGCCAGGCAAAAGGTCGGAGGTAAGTACAACAACGAGATCGCCCGCCTCGAGGCCGCTCTCGGTAACCTTCGGTCTTCCACACCTTCGGGTCGGACTAAGGCACTGGCCGATCTGCAAAAGCAGGCAGCTGAGGCTCGTCGAGCACTCGGTCTGACTGAGCAGGGGTTGTCTAGGCTGGAGCAGCGGTCTAACAGGCTGAATAGCAGCTTCCTGAAGGGGCTGGCTCAGCGTGAGCGTAATCTCGGTCGCCGGGCGTCGCTGAAGCAGAGCCTCGGTGACCTGAAGTTCGGTGTCGGTAAAGCGTTTAGCTTCGACCGGGGTGACCTGGACCGCTTGCGTAGCGGGTTGGCAGATGCTCGCCTGAAGGTGCAGGAGTTCGGTAACGCCGCCCGCGAGCATTTCGCGCGGGCGTCCGAGCGGATGAAGCAGCTTGGCCGTGAGGCGGTCGAGCTGTCTCCGAAGATCCGGTTTGTTCGTGGCCGCAAGTTCCAGGGCCCTGACGGACCTGAACTGTTTGACTACAGCAAGCACTCTCGCTCGAAGAAGAGTGACAGCGACCGCGAATTCAACCTGTTCAACCGACGGCAGCAGGGTTTCCGGCGCTCGTTCCTCGGACTGACCCGTACGGGCTGGATCGTAGCAGCTGTCGCATCGCTGATCGGCCCGGCTATCGGCGGTATATCCGCCGCTCTAGCAGGCATCCCAGCTCTCGCCGCGTCGGCGGCGGCGGTGTTCGGCACGCTGGCCCTCGGCTTCCAAGGTGTGAAGGACGCTGCCCAGGCAGCTGCTCCTGAGTTCAACAACCTGAAGACTGCAATGTCGGACGTCTACCGGGAACGGTTGACACCACAGTTCGCCCAGCTGAGTGACATGATGGTCCAGACCCGTGAGGGTATGAAGCAGGTCGCTAACGGCACCGCAGACTTCACCCAGGGTATGGTGAATGCTGTCACCAGTACCAACGGTATTGCAAAGCTGAACAACATTCTCGGTAACACGGGTAACCTGTTTAGTCAGATGAAGCCGTTCGCTGAAGAGTTTACCGGGGCCGTTCTCGACATCGCTAGCGCGGGATCGAACACGTTCCCCAAGCTAGCCGCTGGTTTGAACTCCTTCGGTTCCTCGTTCCGCAAGAACGTCAACGAGCTGATCGCTAACGGGACTCTCCAGACGGCGATCGAGGGCGCCTACGACGTCATCGGCAGCTTCTCGACTAACGTTGGTCGGATCATCAAGTCCGGCGTTGAGAACTTCACGACGGTGATTCCGGGCTTCACTAAGTTCTTCGACCAGTTCGCTGACGGTGTGACGCGGGCCATGCCCTCCTTATCCACCTTCGGTAACCTGATCGCAGATCTGGCCGGTGGTGTGGTCGGTAACCTCGGCCGCGTGCTGGAGTCGCTAGGCCCCGGCATGGAGACGTTGGCACCGGTGCTGTCGAAGATCGGCAACGCTGGGTTGGATGGTCTCGGGACGATCCTGTCTAATGTTGGTACAGGCCTCTCCGATATGGTTATCGGAGTTGCTCAATGGTCGGCGAACTCTGGTTTCCTCGACAACATCGCGCCTTCACTAGAGGGTGTTAAGAGGGCTTGGGATGGTCTGTCAGGAGCCTTCAGTTCCGCTTGGACCGAGAACCTGCCTACGCTGCAAGCAGCTCTCCCTGACTTCACGAGTGCTCTTAGTGATCTGAGCAGTCTGTCTCTCGACGGGCTGTCCGGTGCTATGAACACCCTGAAGGGAGCCCTTCCGGGCATCTCCGAGGGGTTGGCTGGGTTCTCCAGCAACTCGATCAGTGACCTGCAAGGTCTTGTAGGTACGCTGAAGGGGTTGGGCGACGCCCTCCCTGAAGGGTTCGCTGAGAAGATCGGATCGGGTATTGGGGCGCTTGTTCGCCCGCTGAAGGACTTAAGCGCGCTTGACCTGGCCACCTTCGGTAACCTAGCCGGGCCGCTTAACCAGATTCAGGACCTGGCCCTGTCCTTCGGCGAGAAGGTCACGGGCAAGCACATGGATGCTGAGAACTTCGGCATCGGAGGCTTGTTCAAGAACCTGAGTAAGTGGCTGAACGGCCCAGAGCCGGATGTCGATAAGGTCAACAAGTATGTTGAGGCTCAAAGGAAGCTAGAGGATGCAGCGGCTGAGGCGGCTAACTCCCAGCTCCGAGCTCAGCAGCAGCCCGAGGGCGAGTCACCTCTGAAGAAGATGGCCCAGGACGCCCAGGAGCTGGGTAACATAAACACTGAGGGCCTCGCAAACTCGGTGAACAGCCTGCGTCAGATCGGTGATGTTCAGAGCCAACTGTCTCAGCTGGGGCAGAACCAAGCTCAGACAGGTGAGTCTCCGCTGAAGGGGCTCGCCCAGGACATGCAGGCCATCAGCCAGCTTCCTGTGGAGAACCTGTCTGCTCAGACGCAAGCTATCCAGCAGATCGCCCAGGTTCAGCAGCAGCTGAGCGCCCTCCAAACGGAGGGTGCCGCGGCTGGGTTGCAGGGCAGCCCTCTCCAGGGTCTGGCCCAGGATCTCCAGGCTATGACGGCTATCCCCGTAGAGAACCTAACGGGTCTCACGGCGGCGCTGCCTGTCATTACGAGCGCGTTCCAGCAGCTTCAGGAGGCTACGGCTCTCGGCCAGCAGGCCGGGGGCGGTGATCCGAGCGCTGGTTTCGCAGGGTTCGCTACGCAGCTCCAGCAGATCAGCGCGATTGGGCCGCAGCTCACTGAGACCTTCACTGGTATCGGCACAGCGTTCACCACGCTGAATGAGCAGATTGCCTCGTTTGCCCCCTCGTTTGAGGGTATCACCCTCGGATTCCAGGGGCTTACGGAGCAGCTGACAGTTCCGTTCCAGACGGCTGTTGCGGCGGTCACCTCCAGCATGGCTGAGATGCAGGCGGCGATTCAGTCCGGGCTGAGCGGTCTCGACTCCTCGTTCACCTCCGCATTCTCGAACCTCGCTTCGGGCGTGCAGTCGGCTATGAGTCAGGTCTCCTCCGTGGTATCCTCGGAGGTGGCTAACATCAGCTCCGCGCTGTCGAATGGGTTCGCTGAAGCAGCTGCTGCTGCGACAGCCTCGTTCGCCACACTTGCTGCTGGTGTTGCTGCTGGCGTGGCCCAGTGTCAGGGCATCATTGCTGGGTTCGTCGGTTCGCTGCCAGGCATGTTCCAGATCGACCTTACGGGGTCGGGTCTGGCGATGACCACATCGTTTGCTAACGGTATCCGAGCTGGTATCCCGGCAATCGCTGCGGCTGCTGCGGCCGCCGCCGCTGCCGCTAAGGCTTACTTCCCTCACTCCCCGGCTAAGAAGGGCCCGCTCTCTGGTTCCGGCTATACCGACACCTCCGGTATGGCTCTGGTGAAGGACTTTGCCGGTGGTATGCTGAAGGAAGTTGGCACGGTTGAGTCTGCCGCTGAGAAGATCGCTGGCGTCGTCTCGGGCAAGTTCCAGGACATCCCAGGAGCTGCTCGGGAAGCTGTCGCTGAGACGGCTAAGGCGATGGAGGGGTTCAAGCGAACGCAGGTTGAGGATAAGGCTAAGGCGTCTAACGCCCGCAAGATCCAGCGTGCGATCGAGAACCACGACAAGGCTCTGAAGCGGTACGAGGAGCGGGAAGCTAAGCGTCGCGGCGAACACGCCGAGAAGAACGCTAAGCGGAAGAAACCCACCGAGTACAAACCCGGTGAGGCTCCGAAGTTCCAGATGCCCGAACTGGATAAGCCAGACTACGACTCCATCAAGCGGTCGTTCCAGGAATACTGGATCGATGGTCTGAAGGAGATGATGAACCAGAACCTGAACAACACCATCATCAATGGTGGGTTCTTGGATCAGTTCAAGTCGATGGGTGTGGGAGCCGTCCAGGCTCTCCGCGCTCAGTTCGGCGGGCATCCTCTGCTCGACCAGATCGAGGCGGGTCTGAATGACCCGAACTTCAGTGGTCGCGTGAAGAAGGCTCTGGAGGAGGCTAAGATCGGTGAGATTCCGGTCACCTTCGCCCTGGAGAATCTGGCGCAGCTGAAGAGCGATCTCGGTATGGGCAACGGCGCTATCAGCCGGGCCATCAACCAGGCTGTGAAGTGGGAGCCTACAAACTCTGACTTCGATCAGGAGCGCCGGGCACGCGAGCGTGAAGAGAAGGAGCCTTCGATTCACTACCACGTGCTGTCAGTCGAAGAGGTTCTGCGTCTTGAAGAAGTGCGACACCGCAAGATTCAGATGAGGGATCACGACGACTAGTTGGACCACCTTCGGGAGGCCCTGAAACGCAGAAAGGCGGGGTGTAATAACCCCGCCCTCTTCTGTCACTGTTACGTTTATACAGACTTTACACCATAATTTCACACTGTCTAGCTATCGAAGGAGACGCGATGCTAACACAAGTTGAACTAATCAGCCCCAACAAAGAGATAGCCCCCGTCATCATCGCGGGCGATAACGCGAACCAGGACGGTATCGCCTTGGAGCCGGGCAAGCAGGGGTGGTACGATGCTAAGACATCAGCCCGCACCCGCAACCCCGCTCAGCGCCACGGTCAGCAGTTCCTCGGGTTCCGCTACGAACCGCGGGACATCGTGCTGAAGCTGCTGATTAGTAACGACGGCCCCAATGGGGGCCAGCAGTTCCGGGACCGCGAGGCTTTAGCCCGAGCCTTGTTTGCTTTCGATGACTACACCACTATCCGAGTTACCACTGATACGACGGTGCGGACAATGCAGGTGCGTCTCGTCGAGTTCGACCTAGACACTGAGATCGACCCGAACGTTGCCGAAGCAACCAGCTTGATCGTAACGTGCGTGGCTGATGACCCGTTCTGGTATGGACCTGAGTTCACTAAGGAGTTCCGACAGGATCGAGGGGGAGTGGCCACTTTCTGGGAAGTGACACTCCCGAAGGATCGCCTCGGAGAGGTTGAGAGCTATCCCCGGCTGGCGATAGTCTCTGCTCAGGGAGGAAGCTGGCCCATCATCAAGATCCCGAGAGAGGCTAACCGAGGGTCTTCACCTCGAGTCACGCTCCCCCAGCCTACTGGGACTCAGCGAGTTAAGATGTTTGTTAACTACGACCCGGGTTCACGCCAGGTCGAGGACGAGTACAACACCTTGATCTGGGCCGCAATGAATGGCGTCCGCTTCGGCGGAGGTATTCGAGGTGGTAAGACTCACGAGGTTTTCCGCATGAGTGTGGAGATTCCTAGCGGAGCAGCTCTCCGCATCATGTTCTCGTTCTCCCCCCGATACAATACCCCGTGGTGATAAGATGGCTAATGAGTTTGAGATAATTGAGAAGCGCGAGGCTGAGCGCCGCAAGGCAGCTGAACAGCCCCCGCTGATCCGCCTGTGGGACGGCAACTGGCGGTTGCTGGCAGAGGTGGAGGACTACAACAAGGCTGAGTTCACGTGGCTGCACAATGACGCAGGCTCCGCTAGCTTGGAGATACCTCTGAACAACCCAGCTGGCGAGCTGCTGAAGCAGCCCGACGCATGGCCCACCAAATCCCTGTACATCACCTGCGATAAATCTGGTGCCCGCTGGAGCGGGCGCATCGAGAACGTCACCGTGCGATCGAAGCCCCTTGGGGAGTCGGTGGTAGATGTAAGTGCCGTCCACGACTACCGCAAGCTGAAGGATCTACTGGTCTGGTCGAACCCGTTCCTACCGGCGGAGATTCAATTCCCGAAAGCCTTCCTGCTGTTCGGACCTTCCCGCTGGGTGGTGGCAACCACCTTGTTCGTTAACCTCCTTCGGAAGAACAACAGTAAGTGGATGATCCCGGATGACCCGTTGAACGTCCGCCAGTGGGTGGACCTCGACTTCTCGGAGTGGCCGATCATGGTTGAGCCGGTACACTTCTTCCAGGACCGCTCTATCCCGGCGGTTCTCACCAGCCGGTTCAAGTACTTCCACGACTGCGTGATCGACATCGTGAAGGATGCTCAGCTCACCATTGATGTTCGCCGCTACCTCGATGGAGATAAGCAACCGATCGAGGGGCGCCGCGTCAAGCACGGCTGCCTAATCGTCAAGGTGGATGATCGCAGTGGTTGGACTGAGGGCACAAGCTTCCTCGGCAGCCTCGTCTCCGGGCTGATCCGAGGCGTAAAACGTATTAAGGGCGACGGCCTTACGGAGGGTTACGAGACCCTGCCTTACGGCAAGACCCCCGAGCAGTACCAGCGGGAGAACTGGCGGGGCACGCTCCCCAGCCACCCGTGGGTGGTGCTGCATCACGGCAAGGACACGGGCGTTGAGGCTGTGGACGTCTCCTACACACCTCCGGGCCCTGTCCAATTCGTCACCGGCGGTTCGTCCATGCCGGGCGTGAACGAGGCCATTAAGGCGTCAATCATCGGCCTGGGCGGCGTGCTGGGTTCCATCTTCGGCCAGAGTCAAGCAGGCTCGGTGGTCGAGGCAATCGCAGAACCGTTGTACTCGGATACGATCCTAGCGTTCCAGGCCCACAAGATGCACGATCGCATCAAGCAGCACGGCTGGGATTTCCCCTTCGAGAAGTGGGTGAGCGGCGTCGACAAAGCCTACACGATCTCCGCGCTCTCCGCGATGCGGAAGGCGAAGGAGGAGACACGGGAGAAGTATTCGTGTAAGGTGAAGATGACAGAGGGTCTACCCTACTACGTAGGACCTCAAGGTTCTGGTGACTTCTTCATCGGGGACCGTGTGGCGGTCCACGCTGAGGGGATGCCCGAAGGTAAGCTCTTTGTCGAGCAAGTAAGCAAGCTTACGTACACCCACTCAGCTACGGAGGCTGGCTGGGATATTGAGGTCGGAGAATCCGACTTCGATTCTGGTTTCACGTATATGTCTCGCCGCTTGGAGCGGCTGACTACAGGTTTGAAAGAGTTAGGAGTTTGGTAATGGGATTTCCCACACAGCGAGAGACTGACTACACTGACCCCCTTCAGCGGTTCGTGTGGGCGTTTCGCGGAATCGACTACAACGGCTTCCCCTTCCAGGCTCCTCTGCCTGTGTTCGAGGGCTGGTCTCAGCACCTTAGCCGCTGTGGATTCGTTCATATGGATCAGGTGATCGCCGCTATCGACCCCGAGACGGGCGTCATCGACCTGGATAAGTTGCCAGAGCAGGAGATTCACTACCAGCCCCCGGTGCGGGGCCAGGATCACGGTTTCAACGGCTCCGGTGAGTGGATTCCAATCGATCAACCTCTGGAAGCCCCAGTGGTGAATCAAGTGGCGATGATGACCCCCCAGGAGCGCGCTCTGCTCGTCGAGCAGCTGCGAGAGGCGGGTGACCTGTGACCACCCCCGGCTTTACCCCCAAGCCCCGGGATGACCTGTACAGCAATGGCTCGAGGATGGGTAGTGATCTCACCCCCGAGTCTGCGCGGCAGCGCATGATGGGCCCCCTGAACCGCTCCTACAACCCCCTGTTTGGACGCTTCCAGGCCCTCTTCCAGAACATCGGCAACAACGTTGCTGGGTTGATCCGGCAGATCTTCGACCCGAAGGTTGGTGAGAACCACAAGGGTGAGTGGAAGCTGAGCGACTTCAACTTGGAGTACCTTCGAGACCAGTGGTCCGGTATCGCCGGTAAGCTGGAGGAGTACAAGAAGGACCAGGAGAGCTACGTAGACGCCGCCACGCAGGCGTCCCGGAAGGTGCGTGAGGAGATGTGGAACACCCCCGGCCAGACACCTGCTCTGCACGATGAGTTGTCCATCATCTTCAAGCAGTTCCAAGATGACGCCCGCCTGCGAGTGTTCGCCGATATTCTGGGCGTGCTGGCTGTCCAGCAGGACCGTAACCAGGCTGCTATCCGCTTGGAGTCCCGGATCAACCGCCTCCAGCAGGAGGCCATCGAGAACAACACGAAGTTCAACAAGACTCAGACAGAGGTGAACAAGCGCCACAAGGCGTTGATCGACGCTCTGAACCGCTCGCTCTACTACGTGTCTGAGACAGCCCCCCAGTTCTACCTCCTCCGAGGTGAGAAAGGCTACCAGGCGTCACAGCATGGGATCAACTACCACATGGATGGGTGGACTCTGCATGTTCGTTCCAACGGCCAGCAGGACACTAACATTCTGCTGATTATGCGAACTAATCGTGGCTCCTCTGACATGCAGGTCTTCCAGTTCAAGAAGGGCCGCGCTGAGACTAAATCGCACAAGATCAGCACGCTGCACCTAACCGAGTTCATCAACCAGGTGACGATCATCCGCCAGGATGTGGTGCCGAAGCCGGATCTTACCGATCTGTACGAGCAGCTGAAATAACCCCAGACATGACGAAAGCCCCCTACCCGGATTAACCGGGAGGGGGCGTTTTCGCGTATCTACAGTAGGTTTACCAGCGGCCAGGGCCTTTCATGCGAGGCATCATGAACAGCACCCAGTTGTACAGGGAGGTCCAGGGGGAGAGTGCGGGGTCGAGGTAGTGGGTCATAGTTCATCCTTAATCGAGCCTGTCGGCTCGTCTGGGTCGTCTTCTTCGGTCATGTAGCCGTGGCCCCACGATGGGCCGTAAACGGCTGCGTCGGTGTCGATCAGCAGACCCTGGAAGTTCTGGGCCATTGTAGCGCTGATCTGGTTTGCGTACTCCTGAGCTTCCTCCGCCGGTACGGAGGAGATAACCTCGTCGTGGACGGGTACTCGGAGGTACGGTAGGTAGCCTGCGTCAGCTAGCCTCACGAGTGCTGAGGCTGTGACGTCGCGGCTGGTGCTCTGGATCATGTAGTTCAGAGCTGAGTAGGGGCGGTCTTTGTCCACGGGCAGGACTCGACCAGTGGGGGTGATGACAGCCCCCGTCTTACGGGCTTGATCCTGGAGCTTCTGATTCAGTTGCTTCACCTTCGGATAGCTCCGCTCGAAGCCCTCGATCACCTCGCGGGCCTTCTCAACGCTGATCTTAGCATTGGCTGCGATGTTTCGGGGACCACTGCCGTACACGTAGGCAAAGTTCACCATCTTTCCCACCGACCGATCGACGCCGGAAGCGTCGGCGGTTTTTTGGTGTAGGTCTTCCTCGTGCTTGAAGGCGTTGATCATATTTTCGTCACCTGACAAAGCGGCGAGGACCCTAAGCTCCTGCGTCTTATAGTCACAGGATATAATACTCTCACCTTCATCGGCGATAAGCACCCGCCGGATGAGGGAATCGTCGGAGGGGAGTTGTTGAATGGGTATCCCAGACACGCTCATTCGCCCCGTGCGGGCCTGTAGCGAGTGGATGAAGGGGTGGACTCGACCGTCGGGGTCGGTGTTCTCCTGGAACGCTCTAAGCCAGGTATTCCTTTTCTTGCGGATACCTCGAGCCTCCAACACGACGGCTGCCATCTCACTCCCCTGGTCGCTCAACTGCTCCAGGGCCCTCTGGTCTACCTTGTACTGGCCGGTAGGCGTCTTCTCTGTGAAGGTGAAGCCATCCTCAATCAGGATGGAGCTGACTTCTCGGTTCGAGTTGACCGACTCCAACCCCCACTGTTCGTAGGCGTAAGCTTCCCAGAAAGCCTCCTCGCCCTCCAATCTGGCCATGAGGGACTCCAGGTACTCCTCGTCCACTTTGAAGCCCTTATACGCGATCTCAGAGCAGATTTCAGCTACTCGATGCTCGAAGGGGATGAGTTTCTGCGATTGTGTCGGCACCTTCGGTAGGATGATCTGATACAAGCCCCACGTCAAGATGACGTCCATCCCAGCGTACAGCAAGTACTGCTCATCCCAGCTATCAATCAACTTGAACACATCAGCTTTGGTGAGGCCAGCGTCACGGGCGATACGCCCGATCGACGCCTTGACGTCATCAGCCACCTTAGCATCAATGTAGAAACGGGTGAGGTCCTCCAGGGACAGCCCCGGCCCTCCCTCAGAGGGTTGGCGGGGGTCCACCAGGTGGGCGAGAATCTTTGTGTCCCGGATGCGATCGAAGGGGATGTGGATACCGAAGCATCGTCGCAGCACCGACCAGTCGAAGCTGGCGTTCTGGAAGATGAGCTTCAGCTCCAGCTTGTTGATGAAGCTGAAGTCACTGTACAGGTCGGTGTCAATCACCCAAGCCTCGAGGCCCACGCCGAACTGCACCTTGCGGCACTTGTAGTCAGCGGAGAAGATGTCAAGCCCCGTAGTCTCGGTGTCACAAGCAATCCACTCACCTTTGTGTGCGAGAATCCACTGGGCGAACTCCCGTAGATCTGCCTCGTTCTCGGGGCATTTGATGACGGCCTTATGGTGTTGCCAGAGGTACGTCAGTTCTTTCACTGGTGGTAGACTCCTTTGACGATTCGTCCAATGGTAGATGGATGCACCCGGAACATGTCGGCCAGCTCTCGGAAGCTGGCACCTAGCCCAGCTTTCATGCGGATCTCAGCTACCTGATGCTCGTTCAGTTTCCGCCGGTTCCCCCGTGCGGGGCCGGTTTCAGTCACTCTCTGAAGCTCCTTCAGGAGCGGTTCGTGCGGGTACACTCCGAAGTGTTGGAGGGTGCGCTTGATTGCCAGCTCTCGATCACTTAGTGCCAGGTCACTTGGAGTCACGGGGCCCCCAGACTCGGTGAGACTCCTCGATCTGGAGTACGAGGTCTGCGAAAACCGGATCGTCCATGAACCGGGTGAACTGAGCTTCAACGAACTGACTAGCCGGGGCGTCCTGGAACTCTCGGGACAACCAGTACAAGTACTTCACAAGACCTTTAGTCTGGCCTCGAAGAGCTTCCTTCAGGTCTACGTTCCAGTTGGAGTACTCACCATCGCCGGTCAACTGAGCGTCAACCTCCGCCTCGAACTCCTCGAGGGTGTAGGTCTCGTGCTCGTAGGTGACTTGCCAACCTCCGACGAGGTCGCGGGCTGCCGTCAGCGGGTGATTCATGGGTCCAAAAGCTGGGATGTAAAAGACGTGAGCCTTCTCGGTGACCGCGCTACCGGCTGGGAGTTCCCAGCCCGGCTGAAGCTGGACGTTCGCCACCACCGAATAGTCACCAACGTAAACCACGGCCTGTTCAGTTGGTCCGGGGAGGTAGGTGAAAGTCTCGGGGGTTTTAATGACGTGTTGCAGTTGCAATTGGAATCCTTAAGTAGATACGAGGGCGGCCCGTTACCCACGGGCCGAGGGTTTATAGAGGGTACTCGGGGATCGGCTCCCTCGAGGGAGCTACTTCAGCGGAAACCGTTGGCTTCAGGTAGAGGTGCTTAGCCTCGAGAGCTTGCAAACTTTTTAGAAGTTCATCAAACTCGTAGTCGCTGATGATAGGGTCATCGTAGTAGTAGTGCCAACGGAAGTAGTTAACCGCCTTGTTCAGCAGAAGCTGCTGCGCCCTAATGATATCGTGGTAACTAACCAAAGTACTTCAGCACTGCGTCTTTCTCGTTGTAGTCATTGATGAAGGTGATACCGCCCTGCTGGCCTTTCGGAGGTGCAATACCCACCCAGGGGTTGCTGGGGTTCTTGCCACGCTTCAGCGTGCCTCCCTGCTGGATGAGCTGCCACACCTTGTCACTGATGTTCTCGGGCTTCTGAGGAGCACCGTAGGGGCTTCCTCCCCCCGCCTGGGAGGGTGCAGAGGCTGCTGGAGCCGGGGCTGCTACCCCACCCTGCTTAGCGAAATACTGACCGGCCTTAGTGGTGCGGTCGATAAGCTCCTTCAGACCATCGTCTGACAGGAGGCCATTAGCCTCAGCGACGGTGTCGCAGTGCAGCACGATCCACGGAGCCTCGTACCCTTTCCCCCCTTTGAGGGTGACTACTACTTTCCCGTTGGAGTCTTCCACCGAAGCCTTACGGGCTGCGGGTTTGGTTGCGGGCGTGGAGGCTGTCGCCTCGGGCTGAACATCCACGCTGGTAGCTGCTTGGGCTTCATCTGCTGATTGGGTTTCCTCGGTAGCGAAAATATCTGACACGGAGTCTCCTTAAGAGATTGGGTGGGAGCCTGTTCGGCCCCCTTTGTCTAGATGAGCTGCAACCCGACTGTTGCGGGAAGCATTCATCATGTTAGCTAGGTTGTTGAGAGCGCGGTTAGCGCGGCGACGTTGGTTAGCGTCCTGGGGTGTGCCGTCGATGACGAGCTCCCACAGGGCGTCCTGCGACGCCGGTCGTAGCCGGTGGAATGCCTGCTCCAGGTCCACCTTTTCTTCAATGGAGGTGATACCGTTGCGGGGCCACGCCTGGGCGAGGATCTTCACCTCGTCCACACTGTACCACCAGTTACCGCTGAACTGGTCGAAGTCGATCCGCTCCTGAGAGCAGGCTAGCCTGCACCGGAAGAACAGTAGTTTCTTCACCTCCGCAGGTGAGCGTTCAAGCAGAGCTCGCTGAGCGGAGGGGTTGCTAATCAACCACTCCAACACTACGCTCTCGATTTCCTCCTGGGAAAGCAGGCCTACCCACTTTCGGGAGGTTACTTTGGCACAGTAGGACAGCGTCTGCTTGACGTCCCGCACCAACTTGTCGAGGTCGATTGTCTCGGTCATCGCGTTGGGAACACCACCCCGTCAACAATCACCTTGTTACCTAGAACAGGGAGGATTCGGGGCGTGACGTTGTTCTTGTCGATCTCCAGCAGGGCGAACCCCTGCTGCCAGTTACCACTGGCTCCTCGAAGGTAGGTAACAGCCTTCGGGTTGAGGATGTGACCAACCTCGACACCGGTGATGGTGTTGGTCTGACCCTCGATACCCTGGGTGAACGATGAGACACCCGCTCGGTGCGTGTGCCCCATGATGATGTTCTTGCCGATACGCTTGGCTCCATTGAGCGCCGTCATGCCAGCGTTCTGGTTGAGGCGAATTCCTCCTAGGTGGCCGTGGGTGGTGATCCACCCAGCAGCTACGTTGTAGAAGTCCGGCAGCCGCGTGATTCCGAACCCATCGAAGTCGAGCAGGTTCTCGAAATTCAGCATGTCGGTCTGCGACAACGCAGGGGCGTACTTCTCCAGGTACAGGCGGGGGCGCATGTCATGGTTACCCTCGTGTACCCCTATTGGGCCGTCAAACACGGCCCTCAGAGGCTCGAGAATCACCTTCTTGGCCGCCTCCGACGCCGAGTAGATGTTACCCTCGAACTCTTCCCGAGTACCTTTGGTCCAACGGGAGGGCTGGGGGTAGTCCATCAGGTCCCCGATATGAACGATTTCGTCCGGTTCCACAAACTTCACTACTTCCAGGATTGCTTTGAACACGCCTGGGTGGTGATCGGGGTAGTGGGTGTCCGGGATTACTAGTATCCTACGCAGGACGCCTCCTTTTTCGAGATGAAGTTAGCCTGAGAGATAGCCGGGTAGATCCTAACGCTGGCACTGTTAAACCAGTGCTCTAGAGTCATGCTGCCAAACAAGACCGATTTCCAGCCGCTTCTTGTCCGAATCCACAGGTCACCAGAGTCGTCCACCGCTGTGCTACCCACTGGCAGCTCTTTGATGGCCTTGTGGACAGCACCCCGCTCGATACTGGGCGCCGTTAAAGCATCGCCAATCTTGATAAGATTCTTACGCTTTACCCCGTACACAACCCCCTTAGAGGTAGCAATCATTTCCCTATCTGAGTCGTCTGACTGGACAATGTATCCGATGAAGTGCTTCTTCTTGTGGAAAACCACATCGTTGATTTCGAATTTGTGGTCACTCATGTAGTCCAACCTCTCCTCTATGATTTCGGAATCTCGATCATGTACTTATCGAAGGAGTAGAAAGGTTCTTCCGCCAACTTCAGATGATGGCCAAAGACAAGCCCCTCAGCCTTGCGCTCCCAGGTGTCGCAACTATCATCGGTGAGGATAGTCCTCTTAGGGAGTTTGTTAAGTTTCTTAGCATCTTTACCTCCCTTATCCAGCTTACCAATCTTCGAGAAAGGCTTAACCCACTCAGCATCAGTGGGGAGGACCTCCCCGGTTAAGAGACTTTTGGCGTAGTCTCCCTCAAAAGATTTCTCTACCCAGCTTTTGAGCGTCTTACTCCATAGGAGATTCTCTGGAGAAACTGCCTTGTAGCTAGACAGGCTGTACTCAGTGGGAAGCTCACCTACTTCTTGGAAGTAGGTCTTCCATCTCCCTCCGATGTTCGGAGCGAGCCTCTCACCATTAAAGGTGAAACCTGTATCCTCGTGGGTAAGGGTGTACGTTTTCGGGTCCCTCACCTTAGTTCCGAGAGGAAGCCTCCTGAAAAGCTTGTAGCTTACCTCTGGAGCATAGTCGAGAACCTGCTGGTACGTTTTGTAGTTTCGGTGTCGCAGGCGCCACGTCTCTTTTTCTGGAGTAAGTTCCATAACATCATACCCTGCCTCATCTACGAGGCCCCAGCACTCGCTGGAGGTTAAATACACCAGCCTCTCGGTGAGGGAACTACGGGGAGGCTCTTTTGGCATAGGAGGGTACAAAATAGCTAGGATGGCTTTCTCGTTGAGAGCTGCCGTACTGAATTTCGCTAGTTTTGAGTCCTCTTCAGTCCGGGGGCTCACCCCTAGCATGTAGTCTCCGTGTTTGACAAGGTACCCTCTCTTCATTGTGAATAGGGTGCCGTCAGGAATCTTGCTGATCCTGAATAGGCTACCTTGAGCGGCCCGTAGTACTGGGACAGTCGCCCTTTCGGGTAGGTACTGGCGTTGACTGGAGGTCACTGGTTGGAAAGTCTGCTCACCTTCGGAGCCAATCCGAACGTAGAACAACTCTCCAGCGTTGCACACCATCTCCCCGTGCTTAAACTCGGTCATTTCAACATCTCCTCTGCTGCTCGGTAGGAGCCCTGCTTGCGGGCGTCGTATTCCTTTTCGGCTGCGTCTCTTGCCTTGACAAGCGTTAGGGTATCTCCCCACTGGAGGGGGTTCATCTCCGTATCATACAGCTCCCAGGTCCACGCGTCCTCGTATACTCGGGCGCCCGTCAAGCTATTGCGGCCGTCCCGCTCAAATACTATAGGTTTGAGGAGCGCTACAAAATCGTCCTCATCGTAACCGGCCCAGCGGTTACCCCTGCACTTTTCCCACCTCAACGCTATCGTTCCTCCTTCAAGAAAGCAGGCCCCCCCGCCATGGTCGAGCAATCAACTTTCCATCTGTTAGTAGACTTAGCTGTCACGCCAGGGTCTGCGTGGAACCAGGAAAACTCATACTCGAGTAAATCGTCGTAACTCTTAGCCAGCCACCCTCCGTGCACTCGGGTGTATTTAAGGGGGCTAACCTCTACTTTACTCCCCAAAGGTATCTGAATCAGCTCTAGTGGACGGGCCTCGTTCAACTCGTTGTCTGGATGCCATAGAGCAGCTTGGCTGGAGTCTATGAGGTAGGGCTCCTCACTGGTGCTTAAGAGGCTAGACACTTCTAAGAGCTTTCCTGGGCGGATGCTAAGTACTCGGACCCACTGCAAGTTTACTCGGTCGTACGCTGGATGGTTTCTAACTATCCTCGCGCGCTTCTTCACGCTTAATCTCCCTCTCTAGATACCATCGGGCCTTGCGGAGGTCTTCGAGGAGTTTGGCCTCGCCGCCCTTCTTACCTGCCCGAGCGATGTACTTGAACGTGTTGGCTAGGAAGGCGTTCCCGTGGAAGAACGCCTCGATAACCTCGATGGCCTCCAGCCCACTCTCACTAGAATAGTGGCTGGGGTGGTTAACGTCATCCGGCTGCTTCTCTTCTGTGCCTTTGCCCGCAAGCTCTTCGGCGAAACCTGCTAGGTAACTTTTTAGCCAAGGATCTTCTACCTGAATGCCCGATCCGATTACCCTTACTCGGCATCCTGCCGATTGCAGCTTCTTTCTGAAGGACTCCGCATCATCTGGGCTGTCGAAGTTACCTATCCACATGGCCGACTTTACCCCTCCTATGATGGTAGGGGTTTTACTCTCTGATGCCGGGCGGAAAGCTTCCCGAACTCTACGCTTTCGCTCCTCTACGGTCTTGTAGAGCTGAAGCTCTTGGAGAACGTCGACACCCGCCAGAGCATACTCAGCTTCCCAACCGCTGTAGCTGTCCCCAGCAAGCATCCTCCGCTGTACGCCTGGCAGATCTTCAAACCCGTAGATGATAGACCCGTAAGAGGTGGGGCCGATCTTAACTGTAGTGCCTTGTCCTTCAATGGTAGACACTTCCACGTCTGAAGCTTGCTCTCTGTATAGGGTGTCTAGCATATCCCGCAACTCGAAGAAGGTCTCATCATTCAAAGCCATCTACAGCCTCCATAAACTGAACAAGCTCCGGTTCATCTGTGTAGAACGCTTTCCGAGGCTGATCAACCCAGTGTACGTCTAGCCCCCAGTGATCAAGGCGCGCATAGACTTCCTCAGCAGTTCGGTCACTCTCTGGGCTCCTGGATGCCCAGTGGAACTCTTCTCGATCGTCCTGGGTGGCTACCCCTCGCCCTAACCCAGGGCATAGGAGAACCGGAATAAGCTCAGTGAATTTGCTGCTCTTCAGCAGGTTGATTGCCCCATCGACCTCGAGCGAGTTGTACAGGGTCTCGGCGCGGGCCGAGTATCGAGTATGGAGGGTGCCTGCGGGCTGTAGCATCCCCGTGACGACAGCTACCGCGTAGGGTGGCAGCCCCGCGTCAACGGCTTGTTGCTGCACCTCGACAGAGGAGAGTAGTAAAGGCTGCCTCATTTCTTAGTTCCAATCAGCCCAGCCGCAATCAAGGCGGCTCCCGCCACAGCCCACAGGACTACTGAGGCTGCCAGGCTCACCCGTGCGGCTACGACAACCCAAATCGGCCCGTCTACAACGAATGCAGCCCCTGCAAGAGCCACAAGGTTCGGTACCAGTAGCACTCCCTGAAGGAAAGCTCCTTTGTTCCCTAGTTTACTCATTCTTCCTCACCCAAAGCTTTCTTAATATCTTTCTTGGCTTCCTCGACTCGCTGGATTCGCAGCAGCCCCTCTCGGAGCTGAGCTAGCGTCCACACCTTTTCACCCTCGTGATTCATCCCCAGGTAGCTGGGGATCCGCTTAACCAGGTGGTCGATGGTGTCTGAATCATTCCCCTGTCCAGCGAGGTACCTCCGAAACTCACGCTCGGGAATGAGCGTGACGTTATGCGTCTTGGCTCGTCTGCGCGGCTTCCTCGCGCTCACAGCAACTCCTCCTTCAGGAACTCGGGTCGGAATCCTACTGCTACGTTGTCAGTAGGCTTGATTACCACCACAGGCAAGGCCGTGAAGCCCTCCTCTCGCAGCTTCTCGGCTGCCTCGGGGTGCTCCTCGACGTCGATCTCGTCGAACGCTACATCGTGGTTCCGCAGCCATCGCTTAGTTGCCTTGCAGGCTACGCAGCCCGGCCCCGTGTAGACCAGCACCGCGGCTTCATCTGTACTTGTTGATAAGCTCGACAAGAGCTTCCTCTCCTTCATTCACCAACACCGAGTTGGTGTCTTGTCGTTCGTTGTGGGGCAGGATAACCGCTTGCGGTATGTCTGCCTTAACTTTTGCTGCAAACTCCAGGCCCGGCTCGTCACCATCGGCCAGAATAATAACCCTGCTCACCGGCTCGAAGAGAGCCGCCCACCAGGGCTTCCACGCTTGTGCGCCCGGGATGCCTACCGTAGGTAGCCCCGCTTGGCAGGCCGATATGGCGTCTATCTCACCCTCGCAGATACCCACAGCCCCTTCGGTGGTGAGCACTGCTTGCGGGTTGAACGTGCTGATCTTCTGCTCGCTAGGCTGGTTGTATTTCGGCTTGATCGTGGGATCAAGCGCCCGGAACCGCATACCCACTACCTTCCAGCTGCCTAGGGGGCCTCGGCGGAGGTACGGTATGGCCAGCATTCCCTCGAAACGCTCGTGGCCCACAGCGGGCTCAGCGACGTATCCGAGTGCAAACTTATGTATACTTTCCTCCGAAAGCGAGCGGCTGGCTAGGTACTCCTCGGCGGGACTCCCCGCCAAAGCTTTCTTGTACGTGCTGGTGATGCTCTCCAGTGATTGACTCAAACTTCTTCAACACCTCCTCAAAGGTTAGGTCGGGCTCCTGCGTTTGGATCACCCGCAGACTGTCCCCTCGGAATCCGCAACCGTGACAGTTGAAGGCGTCCTCGGGAATGTTCAAGCTCGCTGACTTGTGGCTGTCGCCGTGCACGGGGCACGAGACTGCCTGCCAGCTGAACCGCCGGGGCGAGAACTCAAACGAGGGGAAATAGTGCTCGATAACTTTCTCAATAGCCACGGCTAGGCGTCTTCAATCAGCTCGTGGGAACAGTCCCGGATATCCTCAACCGCGTTGCGTACAGCCTCCTGAACGCTCTCAATAATCTCGGCGGGTACTCGCTTCAGATGCTCGACAACGGCTTGCGCCGCCTTGTCAGCGCCCGTCAGGAGAGCGTGCTCAATCCTTTCTCGTACCTCGTCGAACTCGTTGTCATTCTCGATAATCACTGTGGTGCTACTCTCTTTCCGATTACTTGTTGGGCCGGGGGATCTTCCAGGTAGGTGATAGCTCGTTGCAGCGTCTCGACACTGTCCCGAAGGTGACCTATCACACCTTTGTTGCAGCTGCTGCACAGCAGCCCCCGGATATACCCGGTCTCGTGGTCGTGGTCAACGGCAAGCGCTCGTGACTTGCCTGTAGCGCGTCTACAGATGTAGCAGACTCCGCCCTGATGCTCGTAGATGGCCTCGTATTCGTCCATCGTGATTCCGAAGCGCTTCATTAGCGAACGCTCCCGTGAAGCTTGCTTTCGCCGCTTCATCTCCAAACCGTGGTGCGTTGCACACCGCGGTCCTGGGTATGGTGTGGCCCGCTTGTTCACGCGCCCCTCAGCCGTGCAGTCGATGCAAGGCTTTCTATCAGCCAAAGGGGTCGTACCTCCCATCAGTTGTCGTAGTGCTTCCCACGCTGGTTTCCTCTGTGATTCGTAGGTTCCGCATGTCGAAGGTGAGTCGAGTTACCGTTTGGCCGGAAGCGTCCGACCTGCCGCCTCGGTTCTTCACCAATGAGGCTCCGAGAACAACCGCCTCATCATAGCTACCGGCTCGGTGGAGCGTGATAATCACACTCGGGATTTGAGTTACCTGCCCTCTCACCCCCGATTGGGGGATGGGCTGCGCCGTATCGTTGAACGAACTCGTGACGTGGTGCAGCACTACTACGCAGCTCCCCGTTTTCCGAGCCATACCATTCAACCATCGAAGCACCGAATCCTGGGCGTCGAACTTGCTCCCCTCACCGGGGTATCGCACGTCCCCGAGATTATCCACAATCACGAGGTGAGGGTACTCCCCGTACAGCTCGAGGTACACGCTCATAGCTTTCTCGATAGCGTCTAGGTCTGGCTCCGCACTGAAGTCAAACATCAGCGGGGCCTCCTCAACCTGCTTCGGGATCTTCCCGCTATCCAGCTTCCTCGTGCAATCCGCTACACTCTCCCCCGTCAGGACAGCTGACGCACGTGTTAGTTGCGTGCGAGCGTCCGAGTCGGCGGAGAAGTAGAGGGTTGGTACACCCGCTTGTGCTGCAAAGTTCAGCGCGACTGCTGACTTACCTGTTCCGGGGCCAGCGGCAATCAACGCCAGCATACCTTTTCTAAGCTCAACACCGAGGCTGGGCCATACTTGCGGTAGCGGTTCTCCCAGCTCCTGCGACTTCTTTAAACTCTGCGCTAGTGAATACAGCTCCTCCTCCTACCGCGCGAATGGGCACGACGCCGCAACGTCGCACATCTTACACTTACTCTCGTCTTCCGTTGGTGGAAAGAGACCAGCCTTCAGCTGCTCCTCCAGCCAAGCGAAATGCTCGTGAACCTCCTGCCTATCCGCAGCGGTTATACGCTGCACCCGTCCGGGGCGGCCAGTCTTACCCATGTGGTAATCGCCGCGCTCGATGGTGACTCCGTACATCAGCCTAATAGCCTCCGCGTAGGTGGCTAGCTGGAACTTATCACCCGGCTTGGCGCCGGTCTTAATGTCTCGGACGGTCAAACCTTTATTGGTTTCTACGATCTTGTCAATGAAGCCGATAACCGGTACGCCGCCTAGCTCGACCTCGAACTTAAGCTCGATAGCTTTCTGACCATCGGGGGTGGTCCAAACCGGGTCACCCTTGTCGTTGGTATACGCAATCAGGTCTTGGATTTGCTTCCAGCCAACACGCCGCCGCCGTTCGACGTCGGCTACCGGATCATACGGCCCACTTCCAAACCACATCTCGAGGTCTGGGGTTGTCGTCTGCTGGTCACCAATGCTTTCCCAAAACTCGTCCTCGTAGATAGCTTCCAGCTCTTCGAGGGTTGCTGTCCGGTCAGATTTTTCCCAATGCTCCATCGCCGCGTGCACCGCCAGCCCTTGCGACAGCCAAGACGCTGGTCGGCGCCAAACCTTATCGATCCGGGCTAGCTTGTAACTGAGTGGGCACCGCACGTACTGGTTGTGCTGGCTTACTGATCGACGCCCCGGCTTGTACGTCGGGGCTTCTAGTTGTACCCTCTCTGTCATTCCACCCCCGTAGGTGGGTTCAGGTAGAGGTCGCTGGCCATCTGGTAGATTTTCAGCTGATCGGCCAGCTCCAACTCGACGAAAGCTTTTCGATAGTTGTTCAGCTCAAAGCTTTTTTCTGTGAAGTTCCTGAGTGAATCGTACATTAGCCCCACACCTCAACAAACGCCACGAGCAGTACCCCCGCTAGCCATCCTAATAGAAGTCCAAGCAAAAGCCCTGCTACCGTACTCACTTGAAACCCTCCCAGAACATTACTAGGATCGCTAGCCCTGCAACCAGAGCTAGACCGACCGTCCAGCTAGCTAGTTGTGTAGTCATCTCAGCGCACTCTCTCATGCTTTCCTCCCTCGACTGACTGCACGGGCAAGCTCACTGAACAAGATAGCTACCCACATGACCGCTACCGCTGGGATCAACCAAACCTCTGTATCGCCGAACGCTAGGATGAAGCAGTTCATTGCCAGCGGGGTAGTCCAAATGACCCCCTGTAAGATGCTCTCATCCCACGCCCACGCTAGATACGCGAACACCAGCTGAGCCATAGCTAGCGCGCCGATCATCATTGCCGCCGTCATAACACCTCCAGCAGTACGGAATTAAATGGCTCATCAGCACGCCCAGCGGCCTCTAGGACGTCGTGAAACCTTTCGATAAGGGGGAAGTCCTCCCCCCGCTTTTCCAACGCTGCTATCGCGCTCTCAGCGGCGGTAAACTCGATCACCTGAATGCTGCCATCAGGTAGCTCAGCCAGTGCTTGACACTTCCTCATGCCTTTAGTGCTCCCGTCAAAGCTTCCATGTACTGTAGGTACTCAGCTGTTGTGAAGCCTTTTTCATAAGCCAAAGCTTCTTGTAACTCGGTGGTGAACTCATGCACCAATACATCCTGATGGATGTTTTCACGCAGGCCATACGGCAAACCTTCAGCACAGTTAAGCGCTGCATCTTTCAATGGTTGCGGACCATCGCTATTCAACACAGCGTCGATAAGTCGGTTCTTAGTCATAGTGTGTATCCCCACATACTGTATTTCCGTTTTACGTACTCAATCAAGTATTCAAGTTCCTCAATGGCTGCTTCCCGATCCAGGGCTACCCTCGCGTCGGTCGAAGATTCCACCCGGGCAATCATACCTTTTATTAAGGTAACAGGGTCTTGCTCACCCTCGTGGGGTGAGTCCGTAATCGAGCTTGCTAGCTTCACCGACCAGCCTAACTCGACAGCTAGCGAGTCTAGAGCTACTTCCTCGACGTGAGGCATTCCTACAGCCTCTAAGTATGCCCAACGGTAACCTACCTCAGTTGGTATGACATGGCCCGGATCAGCTACATAAGCTTGCGTGAGAAACCCCGGATTGCCAGGAACCCTCCCCAAAGCTTTTGCTTTATGTGCAGCCCGATTCAGATACTTAGAGCGCGTCATACGGGCGGTGTTGCCCTTAGCTGACCGCGCAATGACTTGAGCTACATACTTCCTAGACATAGTCGGGGTGAGCGTTACCGGATCAGCCCCCTCGGTTGGGTACGAGCTGAAGCGCTCGGCGCCCGTAGGTTGGATCAAACCCCTAGCACTCAGCTCTTGCAGCCAAGCTAGCGTGGCGCCTCTGTTCATACCTTTTCTTTCTCTAGAAGCTTATACGTCTCGGACACTAGACTCTCTAAAGTCTGCTTCTGAATAGCTCGCTTTTCGCGGTCGGAAAACCCAAAGCTCAACGCTACCTTATACGCCTTAGCAAAGGCGTTGGTGCTGTAGCTTTCGGGGTATATCCGTCGGCAAATCTCGACTAGGTCCTTCCCTAAGCTGTTCTCGTTTGCGTAGCACGCCCGAACCCATTCATCAAGTAGGTGGGGGTGCTTCGAAGCTTCAAACACAACAGCTGCATCATAGCTTTCCTTATCATGCTCTCGCTTATTCAAGGAGCTTTCAGCGATAGCTAGGTTGAACGTTGTGCTTGGTGTTACCACTCGTCCTTGCTCGATAGCTAGCTCGATCACATCAATGGTAAATTGGCTCATGGGTAACCCTCCCACTCTTTCCATTCCTCAAAGAACTCGGCGACCATATCTTTTACAGTGTCCTGCAATACAGCTTGAACGTAAGCTTCTCGGCACACTGTTAATGCTGAACTGTACACATCCCGCACAGGCCCACTAAGTGTTACTTCCGACGCAACGTTCGCGTAAGCTACCGACTGCATAATCGTGGTGTATGGAGCTGTGAAAGATGCGCCAAACCTTTTTATGTGGTCTGTGAGAACTTGCTCGACGTGATCGCGGGGTGGCGGGTTATTAGGTTCCTTATCTCCCACCAAAGAAGCCCCCACTAGGGACCAGTCACAACCCCACGCAAGCCACTTGTTTCGGCTTGGTTGGTCGTTCCAGCGCTGTAGTACTGCTTCCTGTATGTCAAAATATGTCATAGCTTTATACCCACCCTCCAGTGAAAGAACTGCAACGCAAGTCAACAGCTTCACAATACTTACGCGCCTCCACTTGAAGCAGTTCGGCGCACTCGGTCATAGCTTTTGACAACACTTCAAAGCCCTTTCGGTGAGCCTGAATGGCTGCACGTTCCAACGGCATTTGAATCAGCGTCGTTGGGGACGCCAGTAGTGCGCGTTCATTCACCCGTGTAGTCTGACTGACAAAATCAAGCACGTTGCTAGCTGGGTTGGCCGCCATTTCCTTAGCGGTCGCTAGAATTTCTGCACGCGGTACAGACTCAATCCAAACCTTTTCAGGTGCGGCAGTTGCGCCGCTCACATCATATGCTGACCGATACACAATTGGGTGCAGGAAGCTATCATACAGCTTTGCCGGTTGGGTAGCGTCTGGCCCTGTGTACAGCGTGTTAATCTGCGGGCCTGCAAGCACCCACACTTGCGTGTTCGACCATCCCTTTATCAGGGGTTGAATGGGGGCAGGCGTGCTTCGGTACCACCCTAGTTGGGTGTCGTTCAGTTTCTGCTCGACTTCAGCCACAAGTCGTGGTAATTTTCTCATACCTTTTTCTCTCTGTGTCTAGTACTCCACTCCCCTACCCCCACATATCGGTGGTGGAGATAGAGTGGTCAAGCACTAAGCAGGTTCTCGCGGAATCCGATACTTGTCTAGGAACGCTTGCCAATGCTCACGACCGAACAAGTCGTCGAGCACCGACCATTCCTTTTCATCTTCAGATGAAGCCCATCCTGAGGGGGTGCTAATCCCTGTAGGGCTAGCGGGGGCTAGCATCTCTGGTTCTTGCCCCGACGTGTGGGGGGTACGCACGATAACGTGCAGCCCCTCCTTTGGGTCGAAGTCCGGCAGGTTCGCTACGATAGCGCGGCCAAACGCGAACCAGTCCCTTGGAGCGTCTTCCCATTTCAGCCTATCTAAGTTGTATGCCATACCTTTTACACCAAGCTCGCTAGTTACTGATGTAGTGCTTGTGCGTGCTCG